CCCGGCAGCCATTGTTGCAGGAACTGCACCGGGGTGCCGATCGTTGCCGTGGTGACGAGGCCCTGCTGGTCGTCCATCGCGTAGCCGACGGCGCGAGCCATCTGGGCGACTTGCGCGGGCGGCAGGTGGATGCCGATCTTGGCGAGGGCTTGGTAGCCTTCGACCTGGTCCATCGACATCTGCATCGTGCGCGGACGACCGGAGGCGTCCACGAAGCTGCGCGGATCTTGGTGCGAATGCACCATCGAGACTTGCTTGGTCATGATCCAACCCTCCTTAGTTGGTCAGGCGGATCGCCACGAGGCCAGCCGCAGAGGTGTAGGAACGCACGACGGCGTTCGGGACGAGAGCGGAGCCGCCCGGGGCCGCCGAACCCGGCGCGACGGCGCCCAGGGCACCGGTCGTCAGGTTGTAGGTCACGAGGTCTCCGATGTTGGCTGCGGTCGTCAGGGTGACGACGATCGTGCCCATCTCGAGGAAGTCGCCTTGCCAGTTGTCCGGCACGGTGAGCGTCGGCTGCAGGGTGCCGGAGGTCGTGCCGTACGAGGCATATTCCTTCGGGTTGCAGAGGATTCCGCCGAAGACGGTCGAGCCGTTCGTGATCGCGCCGCCGACCGTGCAGATGTCGGTGGTGTTCGATCGCGTGTAGGCGTAGCCGATGACGTTGGCAGTGCCCGACGAGTTGACGATGCGAGAGCTGGCGCGCGTCGGGCCATCGTTGATGACCTCGCCGATGACGCCGAAGCCGTAGTTGACGTTGACGGTGGATTGGAAAGCGCTCATGGCTTAGCCCTCCTTGCGGGTGAGGAACGCGGTGACGAAGTCGGCGGTGCCGGCGTCCATCGCGGTGGAGGTCTTGGCGACCTGGGTCTTGGCAGGGTCGGTCGCAGCCTTGAGGTAGCCAGCGAGCATCGCGGCTTCCTGGCCCTTGGGCGCGTCCAGGCCGAGCTTCTTGACGCCGTAGGCCGCGACTTCCGACTCGGTCATCTCGGAGTGGTCGAAGGTGCCGACGTGCACGGACAGTTGCTTGGCCAGGGCATCGCGGCGCTTGATCTCGCCGGTGACGGTCTTGAAGACCGTCGCGGCGTCCATGGCGTTCGGGTGCTTGGCGATGTCGTCCATCTTCATGTCGGAGTCTTTGGCCTCGGCCTTGTCTTCCTTCATGTCCTGGTCGCTGTCCTTGGCGTCCTTCTTGTCGTCATCCTTGTCTTCGTCGGCGTCTTCGGCCTTCTTCTCTTCCTTGTCGTCTTCCTTCGGGTCGCCGGCTTCGTCCATGGCCGCGCGCAGCGCGATCAGGGCCGCCTTGCGGGCCTCGGGGGTCTTCAGTTGCTTGAGAGCTTCGTCCAGCGCAACGCCGGAGCCGCCCTCGTTTTTGTCAGCCATGGGAGGCTCCTTGTGGGTGGTGGTGGTTTGATCGATCGAGTCCAGGACTGCCACGTCCGGACCCATGCGCCCCGAATGAACGAGGGCCAAGTGATTGCCGCGAATCGTTCGCTGGATGCAGTCGTAGGCCTCGCCCTGGAACACGCCCGGGGTGAAGTCATAGACACAGCGATAGCCGCACGACAATTCCCGCTTCCCGGCTTCGATCAGGCCTGCCATGGATTGGGAGAAAACCTTGAGGTTTGCGAAGACGGTGCCGTTCTCGTAGAACACGTCTTCACCGGTCACGCCTTGGACGCCCTTGCGCTCGGCGGGCATGAGGCCCTGCTCTTCGCTGCCCAACATGACGTGGTTGTCGATCCACGGGATGAGGCGGAAGGAGTCGAGCGTCTCGGGGTCGCTCAGTTCGTCAGCGGGACGCAGGACGCGATAGCGCTTGTCGGGGTTCTCGGCGTCTCCTACCTGGCGGCCGGAGTAGTCGAAGATGCCGACCTTGGAGATGGGATTGCGCTTGACCTCGAACCACCCGTTGGTGTCGATCTGGCGCGCGGACTCCTTGTCCATGGCGAAGGCGTCGAGGCCGTCCATGGTGTCGGAGGCAACTGACGGCTCGGACTTCTCTTGCGCCTTCGCCCATGCCATCGCGACCTGCTCGGCAATCGCCGGGTGCAGCGGCTCGGGCAGGCTTTCGATCGGCGCCCAGATGTAGCCGGTATGCTCGTCGTTCAGCGTCGGGCCGAAGACGTCGCCGAGGCAGAGGAACAGGCGGAACTGACCGTCATCCGACAGCAGCGTCAGAGCGCTCGGTGCGTGGCCGGTCTCTTCGACGGATTCGCGGGTGGCGGCTTGCTCGGGCGACTCGCCCTCTTCAATGCCGCCGGCCGGGAATCCCCAGGTCGACGGGTAGGCGCGCGACCGATCCGATCGCATCAGCAGCAGGACGCGTCCACCCGTCAGGTAGACGATGCCGGCTGCGCCGAACTCCGTCATGGCGTCATTGGCCTCATGCTCGGCGATGGCGACAGATTGCGCCTCCGAGTGGCCGGCCGCGCGCAGTTCCTCGATGTTTTCGGCGATCACTTCTTCGCTCGAACCTTGATGGAGGGGCATGGCGGTGTCGGAAATGAGAAAGGCCCGCGCGTGGCGGGCCTTGTGGATCTGGCGGACTTTCATCCGTGGTTGGCGAATTCACCATGAAGCTGAATGCGCATCTCGCGCACCGCAGCCTGCGCGGATGCGATGTCATGAAAACTGCGCTGAACGGTTTTCCCGGCCACCCTGACGCTGGCAAACCACTTCTGTTCGCGCTTACGGAAATGAACGCCTTTGATGCCGCTGGTGTTATGTCTGGAGAGCGACTTGTTATGACAGTTCTGCATCTGCGTCGCAGGACGCAGGTTCTGCCACCGCAAGTTCTGCGGGTCGCAATCGCGATGGTCGACCAGTGCCTCAGGCCAAGCGCCAGTCATATAGAGCCACGCCAAGTCGTGCGCCTTGTAGCGGATCTTGTCGATCTGGCAGCGCTTGTAACCTCGGACGGTCTTGCCTCGGATCTCGTCGCCCACCTTGACACGGATTGAATTCGATACCAGCCATCGCATAACGCCCGTTTCCGGGTCATAGCTGATACAGGACTTCAGGTATTCCTGGGAGATATTGCTGCGCGCCATCTATTCGCTCGCAAAGTCAAGCACTGGCCTCATGCGGCATCTGCACATCGGTAACGTCGCGGGAAGCCCATAGACCGGCGACCCATACATCTCCCCGATATATGGTGGGTCGTCGATATTGCAGACTTTGTCATTCAGCGCGACATGCAAAGCTCGCGGCTCGCGCGCCCCATTGGTGTGAATCCAGGTGAACTGCTTAACACCGATCTCGCGCATCCGTTGCGCGTTGATGTTCGTGTAGCTCTTCCTAGTCTGATCCATCGCCACGTTGCGTGCGTGCCGAACATTGCCTTGGTACTGCTTGTCCAGGAACGGGACCAAGTCCTGCAGGCCATTGCCCGAGGTGATCGATCGGGAGACGGCGCCCTGCACATTCGTCAGGTACTTGGCCGGGATCAGCTTGATGAGGCTGACCGCTTCCGTCGTGCTGGCGTTGATCACGTCCATCATGGCCGGCGTGATCTTCGAGGCGTCGAGCGTGACCGCAGCGCTCATCTGGCGCAGGCTCATGCCGAGCGTGACGCCGGAGTTTTTGACCGTGCGATCCATCATCCGCTTGGTCGCCTTCTTGGCCCAGCGGTTGAACAGCGGCTCGTACTTGTCCATCAGGCCGTTCAGAGCCACGCGGGCTTTCAGGCTGATAGGGTCATGGTCGTCAATGCCACCCTCGGCGGCGTCCATGCCGTGCGCTGCGTCGGCGTAGACCTGCTGCAGCGTCTTCTTCGTCTCATCGCACATGCGGCGGATGAGGGTGAGGATGACCGCCGTGTACTCCTGCTCGATGGCGGCGTTGGGCGTCAGGACTGCGCCGCGCTGAGCCTCAAGGCTTGGCTGGCGAGTCTTCGGCGGAGTCATCGTCGTCGAGTTCGGCTGCTAGCTCAGGGTCAGGCGGCGGCGTCAGCTCGAGCGCTGCATAGCCGCTGGCCGGGTCACGCTTCAGGCGCTCCTGCTCGTTCTCTGGGGAGATGGCGCCGGACTGGATCAGCTGCGAGCCGGTCTGGGCCTTGGTCAGGTTCATGTCGGCCTGTTCCTTGGCTGTCGGTGTATCCAGCGGTCGCCATTCGACGGTCGTCTCGATGTCCTTGAGCTCGGGCACTTCGGAGCGGATGACCAGGAGGTGATGGCGCTCAACCAGCCGCGTCAGGTCGTGAGCCTGGATGCTCTCCAGCTCCTCGTGATAGCTGGCTTCTTCGTACTCACCGGTGGAGTTGAAGCCCTTCGGGACAGTGCCCAGTAGCTTGGTGGCCGGCATGTTCGCCTGCGCGGCGACGATCTGGTACTGCGTCATGATGACGTTGTCCAGGTCGCCGAGGCTGGTGTCGAACTGATCGAACTGGTCGCCTTCCTTATCGCCCAGCTTGACCGAGTAGTTGTCTCGCCAGCTGATCCACTGGTTCATGCGGTCGATGGCCTCATCGCCGAGGGCCGTGAACTTGGCCATGTCCGTCAGCCAGACGTTCGTGCGCTTGGTCTGGACGAGCTGCGGCGCCTCATTGGCCGTACGTTCGGCGCCGTAGACCCGCTCCATGATCCGCTGCGGAAGCGGGACGCCGCCGTACATGTACTGCGGCTTGAGCAGGTCGGGCAAGTCACCGTTGCGGAAGATGACCAGGTGCGACCGGTGGTAGCGCG